TTCTAATAGTTCAACATCTCTTTTGCAGTATTCAATCATCTTTGTCATAGCTTTACTGCTATTCCTCTGAATGATATCATGCCATAACTGGATGCCTCCTGTATCTTTCTTACCACCGAATCCTAAATACTTACCGATTGCATCTAATCTGTTAGATGGGAAATTAAATTTTTGGCGTGAAATCTTTAAAGTATCGATAGATTTAAACTCAGGTAGTGACTTATGACCATGAATTAAACATCGTGTTCTAATCCACTTTAAATCGAATCTATCCGAATTGTGACCTACTACTTCATCACTATCGTTGATGATCTCAACAAATTTCTTTATCATCTCTTTATCGCATCCTTTATTCCATTTCAGATGGTATATCTTTGGACTGCCTTCATACTTGTAACAGATACAAATAATTGCACTATCGTTAAGTACCTGGTCGTATGTTATAGATGTTTTGAATGATGGTCTCCAAAACCAACCGATCATATAGGATGTTTCAATATCGAAGAATACTCGTTTAAAATGTCCCATATGTTTTGTATTGGTTTAAGCAAATGTAGTCTTTATTCCTTTGGTTGATTGTTTTTCTTTATTGCTTCGTATGTGGTCATTCCCAAAGCTACAGAAACAAAAGCGAAATCTAATGCCAATATCTCACCCACATATTCCCACTTATCACTCTGAAACCATTTGATATGTAGAACTACAACCATAACGATAATGACAAAAGCAGAAATCTTACGAGCAGAAAATCCGTTTGCATTTGTTTTAAAAGAATCTAAAAGATTGTTGATTATTTCCCTAAGTTTTTCCATATCTTTGACTTTTCTATTATTAAAGCAAGTACCTGAATTAACAGGTTTCCTAATGGGATAACTTTATGGTAATTGTTATTAGCTTTTTTATTTTATTGTAAGATAGATATTATTTTGACCTTTTAGCTTTTCCATCAATTTAGTAAATGCTATTCGGCTCATTCCTACTCCGTTTTCAGTTCTTACCATTCCAACAATAACACACCCTTCAGTATCTAATGCTGTATTTCCTGAGTGTATTCTCACACCTTCAAAAAATGGAACGTCTAATAATAATGGCATATTCTTTTTAAATCGATTAGACATATTTACGATAACTTTATACCTACCGTATGGGATAGCAGTTACAGCTTTAATCTTTTCAGGTCTTACTTTATCTTCTACTGTATAACAAAAGAATTGTTTATCGATTAGCATTTTACCTAATGTGAAACCTTCTTCTAATATTTCTCTTTCTAATGTTAATTCCATTATCTACCTTGTGCCTTGTATGGTTTATTGCTTTCTTTTTTATTGGGATGCTTCTTTGCTACACCTTTTTTCTTCGCCTTCGTTATGGTTATAACGGATTCAGTTTTCTTTTTCATTTGCCCTTCTTTAGAAATTCACTTCTCCATTTCCAAACAGTATAGCCAATGGCTAAACATAATGAAAGTAATTTTAAAGCATTTTCTATGTCCGTAAATGTAATTGCTATTGCAATAAAATGTAATACTGGTACATCAAAATAATCTAATAATTTAGTCATAATGGAGAGATGTTTTTAAGTTAAATAAATATAATTTTCGCCATCACAATCTACACTGACAATGGTTGCTTTTTCTTTTTCGGTTAGTTCTCTTTCAGGATAAACAACAATGTTTTCTATTGCGTTTCCTTTTTCATCAATACTTTTTATAGTATTTTTTACTGCTTTAATTGTTATCATTATTCCTCAATTAATAAACGTGCATTATCTACTCTGACTGAATCACCACCTACTCCTGCTTTACCCGTAATTACAATGTACTTTCCACTTAAATCAATATTTAAATCTGTTCTTGCTACTGATGCTAATGCTTCGGTAGCAGAAGATGATGTAGCAGGAAATACTGAATTTGCAGTTACTGAATTTTTGTTTGTTATATCACGATTAAATGGAGCAAACAAAGAAGCTGCAATAAAGTTACTTAATGCAATCTGAACTGGTGAGCCACTTAAATCTGCTGTAGTATTATAGTACATTTTGAAAACTGCATTCGAACCCGTTCCCACCTTCCCACATTGAGACATTATTTTTAACGTAGTGTTCGCTCCCAATGTAGGAACTAATAAAGTCTTTAATACTGTCTCTGCTGTTGTTGCACTTGTTGATGCATCGGTGTTACTCTGTACTGCTACTTTTCTTGTTCTTGTATTTGTTAATAATGGTTGAATACTTTGCGTTACTCCTTTTACATAACTTAATTCAGTTAGTGTTGGATAGGTTGCAGTATCTAAACTTTTTACATTTTTACTTGCATCAAATGAAGCAATTGTACTTGCTGTCTCTGAACTTAAAACTATTGCAGGAGATGTAACTGTACCCGTAAATGTCGGAGATGCTAATGTTGCATAAATAGTATCAAAATAACTTTTCAAAGTAGCTTTAATATTTGCCCAAGTTATTTTTTTTGCAAGTGAAGCAGAATTATCAACAATAATCATTCTATCAGCATCAACAGGTGTAGTCATTGCTGTTAAAGTATCAACAAAAGTATGGACATTGGCTGCTGTTAAAATAGCTTGATAAATAGAATCAAAATAAGTCTTTAAGAATGTTTTTACATTTGTCCAAGTAATCTTTTTTAATACAGAACTGTCGGCTGTTGCCACTAAATCTGCATCATTCGGTATTGCTGCACTTGAACCGTTAATCAATGTACCTATCCTTGCTGCTGTTTCATCGCCAGTATTAGTTCCTGAATTAGTTCCTGTTATGTCAGAAGTAAATGCTATTGTTCCATCAGCATCTTTAAAGGTGTATGTTCTTGCTGCTGTGTTTGAATTAGTAAAGAATGAAGTAAAAGTGTTAAGAGTATTCTTAAAATTAATCTTGAACAAAGTTAATCCTACATACCCTCCTGTTGCATTTTTGTTCGCTGTATTCTCGGCAGTATAACCCAATGCAGCTTGTTTTGTATCTGCATAAGTCTTTACTGCTTTTTGTGAAGGGTATTTGGTATCACTATTTAAAGCAAGTGTACCATCGGTATCTTTGTTTGATGTTGCCTCTACTCCTGTTAGATTTATTGTTAATGCCATTATGCAGTTATATTAAATGTTTCTGTTGCAAAATTTGTCGATGATCCACTCTGATTCAATACCCCGTTCACATAGATTTCATATGTTCCTGAGCAGCTTCCTGCTGTTGTTGTATAACTTCCTCCTGCTGCTACTGTTGTTATAATTGTTCCGGTTGAACTGTATATCGTTACAACTGGACAGACAGCACTCGGTGATACATTACCTACATATGGCATTGCACATCGATCACTTGTGAATGGCAGAACGAAAGCTATACTCATCTTCCATCCCGATACACTATCTACGAATCTCTCTGTGAAATCTTCCAACGTACTTACGTTATCCTGAAAGTTCCAATCGTATGAAGGATGCTTTAATTGTGCTAAGAAATCCTTTGCAATACTTAACTGATCAGATAGTACCTCTGTCTCGTTCACTTCGCCATTCTTCACAGCATCCATAAACAACAAAGAGAACTTATAAGTCTCAGTCTTTGCAGATGTACTTACATCCACTCCTTCTAATGTTACCCAATTTAATGGATACTGAATGTCACCACTTGCAGCTATCTCCCAAATGTCACCAAATCCCCATGTATTAACCTGGAGGTGATTATTTGCTATTTCTTGAAGCTGCTGAACTATTTGATTTAATGTCATTCTTTTTCTTTATAAAATAGTCCTTAACTTTTTGTTCTACTTTTTTAGATATGTCTCGTTTCATCTAACAGTTATTAAGTTTACCATAATCAATATCTAATCCATAAGTATTACCACTATCCCCTAAGAACCACCCTTGAGTAAAATTATTAACCACTGGTTGAACTGTATCGATACCATTCCCTGCATCATTGTATAATGGATAGGTAGTATCGTTTTCTAATAAGAACCTGGTAATACGATCAGAATAGAACTCTGCTCTATCCTTAAAGAATGCCATTAATCTATCTAACTCAGCTACTCCGATTGTCTCAGCATTCTCAGAACTGCGAGTAACTACTCCTTTGTTCATGATCTTATACTGAAGAATATACGCTCCATCATGTAACACCCAATACTTTAAAGCAGGTGATACATAGGTATCTAATAAGGTCTTATAACCAGTAGTCGAATTGACTGTGTTATTTGAGATCTTACTCTTTAAGTCATTGTATAAAGCTGTGCCTAATATAGATAAGATACGGATATCTTGTGTCTCTAAGATACTTGAACGCAATAACTTGATGTCTACATTCTCATCGATATAGGATGTATCTTTAATGTACTGCTCTGATATAAATAATATTTCTGCCATTTTAATTTGTTTTTATTACTACTTGTTTCCAAATGTGTCTACAATACGGAACACTTACTGCACCCTTATTCCACCATCCACCTCTCGATTCCCACACATCTAATCCTTGCTCATTGTTTAATGTTTCAATCTCTGATCGTGAGTATAACTTATCTTTGTTTAATAAATCAACACAAAACTCTCTGCTATTCTTTTTGTCTGTTGCATCGAATCCTGCTCTCCATCCATAACGATACTTAACTTCGATATTGTCAGTCTTTGAATCTTCACTTGCTTTCTCGCCCTTCTTCGTTGGTTCACTTCCCGAACTTAAATAACCCCTCTCAACTAATGATGTAATGATGTCATTTACTTCTGCTGTGCTAATCTTTAATACTTTTGCGATACTCTCGCTTGGCGTTAATACATCCTTGCTTAAAAGGTCTATAATAGCTTTCTCATTAGTCAGTAATTCTTCAGCAAATTTCTCCTTTTTAAATGTCTCAATACAATCCTCATCGCTCTGTCCTTCGTAATCTCTCTCGTATAAGATGGTGCAATCTGATGCCTTTATTCCGATGTTATCGAACCATTGATGTTCACACTTTTTTTTTTCAGCAGATAATCCTACTTTATAACTATTATCAATCTGTGGCAATCCCATCATATCGATGATCTGCTCAACTGGATATGCATCGTATACCTTCTGAATAATGCTATCAGGTAGTAATGATTTTATCGGTGTTGATTTCTTAAAGTAGATATAGTTAGCAATTCCAAAGAATGAAGAGAACTGATTAATAATATCCTCTAATATTGCTTGTCTAATAGAAATGTATGTAGATTGAAACAACTCATACGCATCTAACATCTCATTCCTTTGCCCTAATGCTCCCTCCGTTGCTACTCCGAATAATACTGGACTAACAATGTTGTGAGATGTGAATATCTCCTGATCAACTCGTTTACCTATCTCAATGAACTGCTTATCTAAATCATTAGGACTGAATGACTGTATTGTAGGTGCATTGTCTTGAGATGCATTAAACGTAATCACAAGTCCACCTGCTTTATCTGTTCCGGTAGCTTTCTGCTTTATCTGTCTTTCAATCTGCTTCTTTGCCTCTTCTGTTGGAGGAACTCCATTGTTGAACGAGATTATCTGCCCCATACTGAATCCCGATTTAATGTTATTCAAATGGAAGTTAGATATCTCAATGTCTGTCTCTATTGCAGATGTTGCTCCGATATAATTCGGAATACCATATACGTTCTTATCAACTCCATTCTTAGGTGACTTCAGCTTAAACACGAACAACTGACTTCCCTTTACTTTGTTCTCATAATCGAATGGTGCTAACTCTTTGAATCCCGTTTTTTCTTCTGTCTGTTTGGATTGTTTCCAATCGTTTGAATAGAAGTATAGAGATTCATCTGCATTGGTTCTGATCTTA